GAAATAATCAATCTCGGCAGGCGCTGGGGCACTCGGAAAACTCCCGTACATGTCGTTGAAGAGATCGTAATACGTGTCTTCGAAATCGGTGAAGTATCGGTTTCCGAAAGCCATATTAATTCACCGCAGGGTTAACAGCGTTGACGAGTTCTTCAGCCCACTCCATCCAATCATCGAACTGGTAGGGGCCGGGAATACCTTCATTCGTGAACACATCAATAGCTTTAAGTCCCGCACCCCATTCTTTCCAGTCGGTAGTGGCATCGGGTATACACAATTGTTGCGATGCATACTGCTCGCACATCAGGGACGCCCACGACTCGAATGTGTGATACCGTGGATCGTAGACCAAATTAGTATTAAGTATGATCGCCATTATGGTCTCACGTCGCCGAGGTCGGCGTTTAGAATGACTTTACCAAGCTGGTAGTTGCCACCTGCTACATTCGACACGAATTTCAAGCGCAATTCGCGACGTTGCTCAAGCATATCGATTTTGCCAGTATTAGGGCCAAATATGTAGGCCGCACTGGTGGTGTCAGTAGTCTGTGCAAACGACCGACCAGTAACGTACAGTTCCATGTTACCACTCTGCACGAAGTCGGGTTCGACACGCTCCAACGCCAGCCACCTGTTGTCGCCTACCAGAGCGGGTTGTGAGGGTCCACCGGCGACCCATCCAAGATCATTAGTCTCGAAGAATGATTCAATAGCGATGGCGGTAGCACCCGACACCTTGTCCGTCCCGATTTCATTCTGGTATAGCGATACGAAGTTCATTAGCGTGGCGACAGTCAGCACGAATCCCGCGCCCCCGGCTAGCGCGGCCGAGAGTGTGTTACCGACCGCGTAGTTAACCCCATGTCCATTTATGACCACCGCCGTTACAATGCCGCCAGCCACTGTGATGTTGGCTGTTGCTCCCGTACCAGCTCCACCAGTGAGCGGCGTGTTGTTAAAAGTACCATTGGTGTATCCGGAACCCGCGTTGGTGATAGTAGCGGTTAAAATACCACCGGAAGCATTTATATTCCATTCAGCGGCGATAGGGAAAGGAAAAATCTGCGAGAAGAATCCGGCGGATCTTTGCGCTCCAGTCGCTTCGCCAGCGTCGTACCAGCAATTTTCGCGAACGTTGTAAATCACCGCGTCTGTGCACTCCGTTGCGTTGCCGCGTGGGTAGAACCACCAAATCTCGCCGAATCGCGGCACTTTAGTGACCCACACCTTCTCGCGTGCGTCGTAGTTCAAATTATCGAAGAAGTAATTCTGGTTAAACGTGTTCGGGATTTCTTTCACTACACCATTGTAGAGCAAGAATCGATCAACGCCGCACCAGTAGTACACGCCGTCGTACTCGATGACAGACTGCGAAGACAAGATCGAGGACTGGCTCGAGATTAAGTCGTACCGCCAGAACTGCGGAGGAGTGCCCACGCCGCCAATGTAGGATACCCGAATGAGCGAGTCCAAGCTCCAAAAGAGGCCAGATGGGGCGTTCGAACCACCACGAACCGGGAGTCCTTGCACGATCTTGCCGGTGGCGACGGACACTTCGTTCGCGTCAGCCGACACCCAATCATTCGCGTTACCAGCTGAAGAGTTTCGAATGAGTCCGTCGTTACCATACACGAACACATATGGGTGAAGCGTCACCACACCGCCCGATACTGACACGTTGTTATCAAACGTCAACGTTACCGAGGAGCCGTTAGCAGTCGCCGGAGCGGAAATCACCAGCGCGGTGGTGCTAATCGACACCACAGTCGCGCCGGACGGTATACCAGTGCCCGATACTGACTGTCCAGCCCCGATCAGGATGTTAGCAGTAGTTAAAGTAATATTCGGAGATCCCGAAGTGATCGTAGCCGCAACTTGGGTAAAGACACCAATCGGTGCCATGCTCGTGCCGGTAATATTGCCACCCAACACCGGCGTATTAACGTTGTTATCGATAAGTGTAAGGTTCTGACCGGGGTGTGCGAGCAAGAGGTTGTTACCAGACCCGCTTACGTCGTAGAATGCATCGAATTGCCACAAATTGTTAGAGTTAGCAGTGAACCCGGAAAGAGTCATATCAGTGATTCCGGACCCGATCCCCGAGTTACTTATCGGAAGCAACTGTAGACCGCCGGAATAACCACTAAACACATTATTAAAATTCTGTTGTGGATTCAAGTAAATGCCACGGGAGGGTCCTGCTAGGTCGTTCACGATCTCGCGGAATCCACCCATTTTACGAGGGCGGCCGCGCTGAAAGCGAACCCAACGGCCGGAATTGTAGAACTGCTTGTCGAACACCGTTCCATCTCGCTGGACGCCGGGTTTGGTGTCGAGGGCGAAGACCTTTTTGGTCATGTAAACGTGCCTCCCGCAATGCCCGTAGAGAATGTGCCGGACCCAGTCACGCTGACTCCGGTAGCGGTCACCCCGACACGTTTCGTGCCAAGTACGGCAATAGCAAGCTCTCCCGCACCGGGACGGTACAATCCTGTACCAGTCTCTGCCGCAAAGTTAAGCGACGGAGTGCCGACAGTACCGTTCAATAAGCTTACCGTGGTCGCACCGGCTTGTGTGGTGTTAGCGTTTAGGAAGTTGACACCATCGCAGATCAGTGTAGCTTGCTGACCGGGCGGTACCGTTGCACTAAACCCCAGACCCGTCGTAATAGTTAGGCTGAACCCGTTATCGGTCGTTTGATTCGAGATGACATACAAGTTTACGATGGCTGGGAACGTTACCGTCACATTGCTAATCAAAGAGCCAACGTATTCTTGAATATTATTTGCCGCTTCATTGTTCGTAAGCGTTACAGCACCACCAGTCACATTCTTAGTCAGCGCAGTAAAGGTAAATTGAGAACTGACGCCGTAGCCGACGGTCACGTAGGCCGTCCCCGTGCACACGATAAACGCGGACTCAGTCGGATTGAATGTTTTAGTGCTATTGCCGTCGATAAGCTCCGCGCCGGTGCAGGAGATGATAAAAGACCCAGTGCCGTTGTTTTTAAAGAGTGTGAACCAGTTATTACCCAGCGTCGCGGCGGCTGGGAGTGTTGCAACGCCGGAGCCACTTGACCACACACGGGTTTGCGCACGATCGGTTGCGGCAAAAGTAGTCCCAGTCGTGATCGCGGCACTTGGATGGCTCTGGTTTAACGTTGCGCCACTGGCGACCAGACCATAACCCGCGAGCGTCGCGGCGTCGGCCGAAGACGTTCCAGTTCCGAAAGCGATAACACCCCAAGTACCTTGCGCATTAGTGTTAGTAGTAACGTATATATATTTGGATTCGCCCGCCGCCACCGAGACAATAGTGTTAACACCCGTGTAGTCTTTGACAGTGAATGTGTTTGCACCGATATTCCGGATGAGAGCGTCGTTGCCCACCGAGGTCTGGTTCGCTGGCGGCATGAACAGGTTTAGACCAGCAGTGCTGGCCGTCACTTGCATAATCCGGGCGGCATAGTCTGCGTTCGTAGTGCTGTTCGATGGCCAATTCAGCTGAGTGTTAGCCGTCAGCGTAACGGCGCGAAAGCTCACATCCGTTGGCTGGATGACGTCACCGGTGAAAGGGCTGACGTAGCTCATGCATCCACCGCAATTGCTTGACGGTCGGCAATACGGAGTTTATCCTCCTCGGCCAACGTTCCCATGATGGCGTCGTACTGCGACTGCCACATTGGAATGCGCTCGTCGTTTTTGAGAAATGGCATCGCTTGCAGGAGTGAACCATAAAGCAAGGCTTGCGGGGCGTAGATCGTGAACCAGTTGGTCTGGTTGCTCGAATCCAGCGGCTGAACCCGCTCGTAGTACAACACCTCGAATGCGTAAGCGGCGGCGGGTGTGGGAGCCACAAGCCAGTTCGTGTAGTCGTAGTCCGCGTAATACTCGGGAATACCAGTGGCAGTGGGGTCTGGCGAGTAATTACGGAGGTACTCGTACTTGCGCAAGAGCACCGGCCGACGCTCGCCCGCTACTGTAATATTCATCGACACTGTCTTGTGCCACCGGGCGGGCTTCGCGATTACCGACGTTCCAATCACCATGCTACTGGTGTTGACTGTAAGATTTCCGAGGAATTTAATCCGGGACGCAATCACCTGCTCGGCGAGCATGATGAAGAGGGGGATCTTGTCGAGTGTAGCGGTGTCAGTACGGTTAAGATATGACTGAATATTTTCAACAAGAGAGTCGTAGGTCATCACCGACGCGGCAGTCATAGAAGTCCTTCACACGAATGGCTACGTTGGACGAAATTATAACATGTCTTTGGCATTTGGTCAATCCTAGGAGAGGAATAGTGCACGTTCGTCGATCCGGCGGTTTTGGAGGCCTCTGAGCACTTTCCCACCCGCCATACAGTATTTCAGAAGCTCCTCGGCCGCCCCAGCCGTATCGCCACGTAGTACTTTTTGTCGCAGGGTTGAACGCTGGAGAGTACCCAGTCCTACATTGAAAGCAAAAGATACCAATGCGTCAAACTGTCCTTGAGTAAGAGGCACAGGACAATAAGTAGCCACGCCTTTCTCAAACCGAGCAAGGTCTGCCCTAAGTATTGCATCGACTTCCTCCATTGAATGCTTACGCATGGCCTCTGGCGGGGGCACAAAAGCATCCCGCTGGTCTATCTTAAGTTTGCCCTGCTCTGGAAACATAACGTGCCCAACTCCCACAGTCCAGAGCTTTGCAGGGCATTTGTAGGGATTCTGCCTCACGCCCTCGTGATGGCGAATCATGTGCAGGCACTTGGCTGATATTTTCATTTGCCAAACGCTCTGCCGCCAAAGTGGAACGCGATGATGCTAGCAAACAACGCTTGGGTGTCAGAGTCCCACAGCATCTCGGCCAACTCAGTAAACGACACGCCGCTGTTCCAGCCGTAGGCAAACAGACCAACGTCAACAAAGACTAGCAAAAAGAAGAAACCGTAAGTAATCACAGGGCGAACGCTGGCGCGCAGATTCTTCATCCACTCGCTAGTGCCTTCGTTAAGCGCGGTGTCGTGAGCGTAGACGGCTTGCATCTCCGCTTGCTGGGCGCCGATCAACGCCTGCTTGGTGCTGGCCGCACTTTCTGTTTCCAACTGCTCTGACTTGATGTGTTCAATACGCTCTTGCGCCTCAAAGCCAGCTTTACGCAGTTCTAGTTCGCGGGTAATCTGCATTTGCGCTAGCGCCAACTCGTGCTTTTTATCCGAACGATCTTGAAAGAAGTCTAAGAGTTTGGGCAAGCCGCCCATTAAGAAACTGACAAGGGTAGAAAGTAAGGTTAGCATTTAAAGTCCAATCATTCCAAGAAGTTTATTTACAATCTTATCTGACAAGTCGTCTGGCAGAAAACGCAAGAACCCCAGCACCCACCACGCAACGCACAGCCTGACAAAGACTTTA